ATGAATTTGCACGAATTAGAAAAGATATTCTTGCGAGTTCAGGAGGTTGGAAACCAAACAGCGATATGTTTTTAGAAAATACACAAGAACGATTTCAAATATAATAGGAAGAAATTTTCATATCATTAGGAAGGAGATAGAACATGGAAAAATATTTTGAAGTAAAGAAAGATAGTGACTTTTATAAGAAATACTTTGATTTTGTGAATATGTCAGATAAAGTAAATGAGTTATTTAAAAAGTTTGCGAAAGATAATGGTATTGAAACAAAGAAATATTGTCAGAATACGGAGAGATTAGTTATTGTTCCAACACAAGAAGATAGAATTAAATTCAAAGGAATGTTTGTACAAAATTCTGATACTGATTTTAAGAAAACTGCTCCAATTTGTAAGAGTTGGGTGAATCTGTGCAAAGAGAATGGTTTAACATCTCCAAGAAAACCGACCTTATTATGGGATAGTTCATGTAAATTAGGTTCGTATAGTACAGGCTCAAGACTATTTCATATTGGAGAAAAGATATATGGAAGCATTGATAACAAATGTGACGCAGATATTGAATTAACAGATGAATTTGTTGAAATGAAAGCTAGTGAATTCTGGAAAATTATAGAAGATTCAGAGAGTAAATAATAAAGGAGTGATTAATATATTTAATACAATGAGCTATGATGCAGAATTTATTGGAATGATAACAAAAACAGACGAACACAATCGTCAGATTGGAGAAATATATTATAGAGGCACAATAATTAATGATGGAGAAAAGAACAATATTATTATTAAAATACCAAAAGTAATTATTGGAAACGTAGAGATAGTGAGTAAATGTCCCGATATAAGTTTTTCTTACTGCTCAACAACATATGAATCTTATTTGAAGTTAAAGATTGAACCAGAAAATAACACTATTTTTGAAATAATTGTGGAGGATAAAAATATGCTATTTGGAAATTTAGTTTTAGATGAAATAAAGGAATTTAAGTTTATTAATCAGTTACCAAGATTTGATAAAAATGAGATTAAGGATGTTAAATATCATAATCCAGCAACTATTGTATTTTGGAAAGATGGAACAAAGACAGTAGTTAAATGTCAGAAAGGCGATACATATAATCCTGAACTTGGACTTGCTATGTGTATTATTAAGAAGATGTGTGACAATAAAGGTAATTATAATGATGTATTCAATAAATGGCTGCCTAAGTAATTTGGCTTGAATTTCACGATTCATGTGGAATTTAGAAAGGAAAGAATATATGGTTAGATATTTTTGCGATTTATGTGATAAGGAAGTTGATAAATATAATGAGTATTCGTTGCCGATTGCAGCCACTTTTATAAATGGTGAACCATGTGATTTAATTCAAGTTCCTGGGTTTAATTTGTGTAAAGATTGTAGAAGTAGGTTTTACGGAGTCGTTGAAAGTATTGTTCCAAAGCAGAAGATTGAAGAATTAAATAAGAGGGCTTTGGATATAAAAATGGGAAGATGTGATGAGTAACAAGAATCGCACATTTCTTGCGGAATTTTGGAGGTTAAGACAATGACAATTGAACAGATTAAGGACAAATTAAAATCAAAAGAGTATGACTTCCTGAGAACAGATAAGAATTTGGGTAACAATATCATTATCTTAACTCTTGGTGGAAGTCATGCATATGGGACAAACAACGAGGGAAGTGATTTAGACATTCGTGGTTGTGCTTTGAATAGCAAGATGCAGATCCTCACAAATGAGAAATTTGAGCAGTTTGTAAACAATGAGACAGACACAACCATTTATGCCTTTAATAAGTTAGTAGCATTGTTAAGTAATACGAACCCTAATACAATAGAAATGCTTGGAAATAAGCCAGAACATTATTTCTATGTATCTCCTATTGGTCAGGAGCTTATTGACAATGCGCATTTATTTTTATCAAAAAGAGCTTGCCACTCATTTGGAGGATATGCGAATCAGCAGCTCTACAGATTGAACCAGAAAGCCGCACATCAGATGTCTCAATCTGAATTGGAGAAACATATTTTGAAGACACTTGAATTTATGCAGACAGATTTCACAAAGAAATATACACCATATTCAGAAGATTCAATGAAGTTATATATTGATGAAGCTGTCCAGGAAGGTTATGACACAGAGATATTTATGGATGTAAAATTACATCATTATCCATTAAGAGATTATTGTTCTATGTGGAATGAGCTTCAAAATACAGTTCGTCAGTATGGAAAAATTGGTAAGAGAAATGAAAAAGCAATTGAACATGGTAAAATTGCTAAACATTCAATGCATTTGATTCGCCTGTATATGATGTGTTTGGACATTCTTGAAAAAGAGAGAATAATCACGTATAGAGAAGGTGAACATGATTTACTTATGGATATTCGTAATGGTAAATATCTCGACAGTAATGATCAACCGATTCCTGAGTTCTTTGAAATGGTAAATGATTATGAGAAGAAATTGGATTATGCAAAGAAAAATACTAATCTTCCAGATAATCCAGACCATAAGAAAATCAATGAGTTTGTCGCAAGCGTAAATGAAAGGGTGGTAAAGGGTGAAATCTAAATTAAAAATTAAAATTCCATCTGGTGCAAATGAAATTATTCATACTTTGCAAAATAATGGATACGAAGCTTTCTTAGTCGGAGGTTGTGTGAGAGATAGTATTCTTGGCAGACCAATTCACGATTATGACATTACAACTTCTGCCACACCAGATGAAATGATGGAAGTATTCAAGGACAAGAGAATTATTGAAACTGGTTTGCAACATGGGACTATTACCATTGTAATTGACGGTGAAGGATATGAATGTACCACTTACAGAATTGACGGTAATTACTCAGATAGTCGTAGACCTGATAGCGTAACATTTACACGAAGTCTTAAAGAGGATTTAAAGCGTAGAGATTTTACAATCAATGCAATGGCATACAATGATGAAGTTGGTCTTGTAGATCCGTTCAATGGCATAGAAGATATTGAGCATTATAAAATCAGATGTGTTGGTAGAGCAGAGGATAGATTTTCGGAAGATGCATTGAGGATTTTACGTGCTATTCGGTTTGCTTCACAACTGGGATTTGTGGTTGATTCTGATGTAAGTTTGAATATTCATAAAATGTATAAGAATTTAGAGAATATATCTATTGAGAGAATCAATAGTGAGTTCTGTAAGATTGCATTATCAAGCGAGTTTTATATACCGATAGGATTATTCCGTGAAGTATTCTCGTTATTCATTCCTGAAATAAAAGATATGTTTGATTTTCCACAGAATAATCCATATCACATCTATGATGTATGGAATCATACAGTACATGCAGTACAAGCTTATGAATGTGATTGTGAACCCGACTTGAATTCAAGAGATTTGATTACGTCATTAGCGGTATTCTTTCATGACATAGGAAAGCCACACTGTTATCAAGACGGTGAGGATGGCATTAGACATTTTAAAGGGCATGGAAAAGTCAGTGCTGATATGACTGATACAATTATGAAAAGACTTCGTTTTGATAATGATACAAGAGAAAAAGTAGTGCAGCTTATTTATTATCATGATGCAACTTTTGAAGTGGGCGAAAAGTATATCAAGAGATGGCTCAATAAGATTGGAGAAGAACAATTTAGAAGATTGCTGAATGTTCGTAGAGCTGATATTAAAGCACAGGCTTATATAGAGCAAGAGAGTAGGCTTCAGAAAATTAACAATATCGAATATATCGTAGAGGAAGTTTTACAGAAAGACGAATGTTTCTCATTGAAAGATTTGGCTGTTAATGGCAAGGATCTGATTGAGATTGGATATAAGCCAGGAAAAGAAATAGGGAATACACTGAATTGTCTTTTGCAGTTAGTAATTGAAGGTGTATATCTAAACGAGAAAAGTGAGTTACTTAAATATGTTGAAACAACAAAAGAATGGATGAAGTTAGGAGAGAATTATAATGGTAAGATTATTTAGCCACAGTGATTTAGACGGAATCGGTTGTGGTATTTTAGCACAACTTGCATTTGGTAAAGATAATGTAGAAATTTCATATTGTGATTATGACAATATTGATTCAACTGTAAAGGAATATTTGGAAACAGAACAGGACGACACAATTCCAATTTATATTACCGATATTCGTGTCAATGAAGAAACTGCTGAGTTGCTGAATAAAAGAGGCAATGTTCAGTTATTAGATCATCATCCAACAGCTCTTGGATTAAATAAGTATGATTGGTGTGATGTAGTTATCGAAGATTCCAAAGGAATTAAAACATCGGGAACTATGTTGTTTTATCATTACTTAGGTATGAATGGTTGTCTGAGTGAAGAGTTAGAGAATAATAAAGCGTTAGAGAGATTTGCTGAACTTGTGAGAGATTATGACACTTGGAGATGGTCAGAACTTGGTAATGAAGGTGTTATTTGTAAGCAGGTAAATGATTTATTATATCTTTACGGTCGAGATGATTTTATTCATTGGTGTATTTCAGAAATCCATGATGAGGTATTCCCAAGATTATATGCTAAAGATGAGGTTATTCTGAAGATTAAGCAGGATGAAATTGATAGATATATCGAAGAGAAGAATGAAACTATGTTTACAAGTCCTATGTGTGGTAAGGTTTGTGGTTTTGTATTTGCAGATAGGTTTGTTAGTGAATTAGGTAATAGACTTTGTAAAATGCATCCTGAAATTGATTTTGTGGCTATGATTGATATTGATGGTTGTACGGTATCTTATAGAACCGTTAAAGAAGATATTGATCTTGGTAAAGATGTAGCAAGTTTATTTGGTGGCGGTGGTCATCCAAAAGCTGCTGGTTCAGAATTTAGTCAGAATATTAAGTCGAAAGTTATTGAGGAAATCTTCGGATAATCTTTAATTCTATTCAAGGCTGATCAGCCAAATTTTCCAAAAAAGTAACAAGAAATATTTTTTTCTTATGGTTTTTGCAGACGTGCAAATTCCATAGGATTTTACAACAAAATAATCAAGAAGAAAGGAATTAAGCAGTAACTCCTAGGTAATTATGGTTATATAACCTCTGTAAAATAGTGTATTTTGACAGAGAATAATGAAAAAATAATTCTCAAGGGGCTACGAGTGTTAAGTTTATGTGGTGGCGTTGAAACAGGATTGTATGCGTTACAGCAGCTCGGAATACCTATAAGAGAATATCATACATATGAAATTTTGCCAGAAGCCATAGCAGTTTCTCAGTACCATTTTCCGTTTGTGGTACATCATGGCGATTTATATGAAGCGGATTTTGAACAGTTCAAAGGATTTGATTTACTGTTGGCAGGAACTTGTTGCCAGTCAATTTCAAGAGTACGAATTGAAAGCAAAGAGGTCAATAATGGTCTTGATGGTAAGTCAGGAATTTTCTTTAAAGCAATTGAGTGTCTTAGGGCAATTCAGCCCAAATATTTCATGTTTGAGAATGTAATACCAAGTTGTGACGAAGATCTGAAGACAATGACAGAATGTATTGGTGTAGAACCTATTTTGATTGATTCAGGAAGATTTTCGTCTCAAAATCGTGAAAGATATTATTGGACAAACATACCATTAGGTAAATTACCTGATGAATCTCCATTAGTTTTGAAAGATATTATGGAGAATAGTGTAGATGAGAAATATTTCTATAAGAAAGATTTTGAAATCTTGGATATGAACAAACGTGTATGCGCAGAGTTAAAAGTTAATTCTATGGAAATGAATAGAAGAATTTATAATCCAGATTTTAAGTGTTGCACATTGACTTGTATCAATGGTGGATATCACGAAAAGAAAGTATTAGATAGTGGTAGACCACGAAAACTTACAGAAGTTGAATATGAAAGATTACAGGGATTGCCTGATAATTTTACAAAAATTCAGCTTAACAATCGTTGGTTATCATACTCAAAAAGATGTAGTTTGATGGGCAATGGATGGAATGAACCTACTGTTGAATGGATTTTGAGTGGGTTAAGAGAATAAAAGAAAGGAGTAAGAGGTTTGGTATACCGAAAACGCAGCGTTTACTCCTGATACATAATGATAATAAATAGAGTCTGGCAGATGCCAAATAGAAACACATTTTCAATTAAGCCAATTAAGGAACTGATTGAGAAATATGCAACTGGTAAGATTGTTGATCCGTTTGCTAATAGTAATAAATTAGCAACAGTAACAAATGACTTAGATACACAATATGATACTGATTACCATATGGACGCATTAGATTTCTTAAAGATATTCGATGATAACTCAGTAGATACAGTGTTATATGATCCACCATACTCGCCACGACAGGTAAGCGAATGTTATAAAAACCTTGGACAGACAGTAAATATGCAGACAACACAAGCTTCATATTGGTCTAAACAGAAGGAACAGATAGGAAGAATTGTAAAGAAAAATGGTATTGTAATTACTTGTAGCTGGAATAGTGGTGGCATTGGTAAGAAGTATGGCTTTGAAATTCAGGAAATTTTACTTGTTCCTCATGGTGGTTGGCACAATGATACAATTGTTGTGGTTGAGAAGAAGATCGAGTAGAGAATAACATAATATGAAGTTCGCAGGAAAGCGGAATTTCTTCTGAGTTTTCAGAGAATAAATACATATAAAAATAAAGAAAAGAGGTAACAAAATGAGCAAAGCATTAATCGTAGTGGATATGCAAAATGATTTTATTGATGGTTCACTTGGTACGAAGGAAGCACAGGCAATTGTATCAAATGTAGCAAAGAAAATTAAGGAGTATAAGGATGCAGGTAGGCAGGTAATTTTTACAAGAGATACACATTCTGAGAATTATTTAGAAACATATGAAGGAAAGCATCTTCCTGTTGTTCATTGTGTAAAAGATACAATCGGATGGCAGATTTCAGATAAGTTGGATTTTAATATTGAAGAAGATGTAATTATCGACAAGCCAACTTTCGGATGGACACATTGGGATGATTTTGATTTTACAGAAGTAGAAGTTTGTGGTCTTTGCACAGATATTTGTGTAGTGTCAAATGTACTTATGATTAGAGCAAATTATCCTAACATTGATATTACAGTAGATGCAAGTTGCTGTGCAGGTGTAACACCTGAGACTCATAAGGCTGCATTAGAGACAATGAAGATGTGTCAGATTAATGTGATTGGAGAATAATATGGATAAATACATGAGTGTGATAACCAATTTTGGATGCCACTATTCATGTCCATATTGCATTGTAAAGAATAATAATCTTCAGATTCCAAAGAGTACGATTGATGGATTGGACTCTTTGGACGATGAGATTAAGAAAAATCAGTGTAATTGGGTATCAATATCTGGAGGTGGAGATCCATTATGGAATTTAGAGAATAACATTGAGTGGTATAAAAAGTTTTTTGATATTACATTAGGAAAAGTCAAGACGGAATTACATACAAGTATGCCAAATGTGAAGTCTGCACCGTATCCTTACTTTGACAGGGTGGTATATCATTTACACGATTTTGAGCAGTTAAAGTCTATTAAACGTGTTGGTCACGAAATCGTAAGAGTCGTATTCGTAGTCACGAAAAATTTCACAGAAGATTTGATAAATAGAATAGCAGTATATTGTCACAATTCAAATGAGATTGATGAATTGAGTTTCAGACAGATGGTTGATAATCATTATGAAGAAACTGATTATTGTAGAGAATATTTAATAGAAGGACATCGGAAATTGTGGTGGTATATCGAACAGTGTGATTACAACCTATACTACTGCGAAAATAAGGTGTACACAGAATATAGAAAGATTGGAGAACAGAATGAAGTACAGTAATTATATTTCCAATATCTTTAAACATTTCAAAAAGATATGCATTCATAAGTATTGGGTGTTTTACTACTGTTGT